ACTGTGAAATTGTAGAAGATGACTTAATGCGTAGTATGGGTACATCAGTTAACGATGTTACTTTACTACCTAAACAGTGTAAACATGGGTATATAGCTAAGATAGCTAATGCTAGAATATCAGAGGAGGACGATTACTACCTACGATTCGAGGGTCTAAATGATCAGGATGGTACAGGCTCATGGACAGAATGTGCAAAGCCGGGGATAGCTAAAAGTCTAACTAATATGCCGCTAGTCATCCAGAGAACAGCTCTAGCTAATGGTGGTACATCTAGTGAAATAGCTACATTTACTATTAAGCAGTTTACATATGCTGATAGAGAAGTAGGTGATGACAACAGTAATCCATTCCCTACATTTAAAGATAAACGTATTAACAAAGTATTATTTTTCCGTAATAGATTAGCAGTTTTAGCTGGAGAAAACGTGATACTGTCTAGACCGGGGACTCTTGGTACACCTGATTTTTTTGCAGAAACAGCATTAACTGTAAGTGCTAACGACCCGATTGACATATCCTGTTCTTCTACATTCCCCTCAGAACTGTTTGACGGTATAGATATAAACTCGGGTCTTGTAGTATTTAGTACAAACCAACAGTTTCTGTTATCATCTGATGACACAGTACTGAACCCTGATACAGCTAAATTACGCAGCTTATCTACATTTAACTATAACAAAGATATACCTCCTGTGTCGTTAGGTACAACAATAGCATACCTTGATGACTCTGGTAAGTTTAGTCGATTCAATGAAATGGCTAATATAGCTAGAGAAGGAGAACCTAACGTAGTAAACCAAAGTCAGGTAGTGCCTACGCTACTGCCTAAAGAAATAGACTTGTTTACAAACTCACGTGAAAACAACTTGGTTATAATGGGTAAAACTAACTCTGACACAGTGCAGGGTTTTAGATACCTTAACGTAGGTGATAAGCGTCAGCAGTCAGCATGGTTTAAATGGAAGTTCAACAACCCATTACTATATCACTTTATCATAAACGACGAGTACTATTTTCTAGATACTGATAAGTTTCTACAAAGCGTAAGACTGGTACAGACTGAATCAGACCCAGCTATTGTTCAAGATAATGTAGATTTCTTACTTCATGTTGATAACCATACAACCATCAGTGGTGGTAGTTATAGTTCATCTACAAACCTAACTACATTTAGTAGTGTTAGTTGGCTGCCTAGCGTAACCACACCTAACTATGACTTAGTTGTTATAGATACTAATACTAACTCTGCACGTGTAGGTAGATATGGTAAGCCTACATCTACAAGTACAACTAGCTTTACTTTACCGGGAAACTGGTCTAGTGCAACGCTAACAATAGGATACTTATACGAGTACAGTGTAGCGTTTCCTACATTCTATCTTTCACGACAGCAAGGTGAAGCTAACAGAGCTGATGTAAACTCATCTCTTGTAGTTCACAGAGTCAAGTTTCACTTCGGTAAGATAGGTCTATATGAAACTACCCTTTCACGTATCGGTAAATCTGACTACACAGAAGTATATGAATCTACAGAGCTAGACGAGTACAATGCGTCTGACGCACCCTACCTAGAAGAGTTTATAAAAACTGTACCAGTATATGAGAAAAATACTAACGTAGATATTACACTTAAATCAAGTCACCCAGCACCATCCACGCTACGAGCTGTGTCATGGGAGGGAGACTACTCACCCAAATATTACAGACGTGTCTAAATTAGAACAATACGTACACCCAATTACAGAGGAGGCTGCCAAAGAGGTGGCCTCTCATCTACGCCCAGATGACCTCAGAGAGGTCGTAGAAGGCCATGGGCTAGATCCTATGGACGAACTATTACGAGTGGCTAGAATTGGCTCTGCTGTGTATTTCACAGTACCAGACGGCAAGACTGCCGGACTAGCAGGAGTCGGAGAAGGTGGTGAGATATGGATGCTATGCACCCCAGCTATCCACAACTTTCCAATTACATTTGCAAGAGAAGCTAAACGGTGGGTCGATAGCCGTACTGAGCCTCTATTGTGGAACATAGTAGACTGTAGAAATACAGTACATTTAAAATTACTCAAATTTTTAGGCTTCAAGTTTTTACGTAAGTTTAAACATGGACCAAACAATTTATACTTTATAGAATTTTGCCGTGTGTGCACCAGATCCTAACGCCGGAAGGCGAGAAGCTGCTAGACAAGAGAATAAAAAGCGAACAGCTAAATTTTATTCTGATAGCATAAAACAATGGAATAAAGAATCAGATTTTAAGGATAACATTAACAACATCCTTGGACTAGGAGCATCTCGCTCTAGATCTGACTTCGATGCTTTTGCTCTCAGTGAGCAAGGTAAAGGTATGCTAGATAAAGAAAATGCAGCCAAAAAATACTTTCAACAAGCTGCTGTTAACGAAGGTGGTAGATCCAGAAACTTTAAAGGTTCACAGAAATCTGCTTACTTTGCTAAACTAGCTGAAGTTGATAGAAAACAATACGCTCTAGCTACCGTAGGCGAAGCTAAAGCTGGAACTAAAATACAAAGAGGCTTAGAAGAGCAACTTAGAACTAATCGTACTAATCTTGGATTCAATCCACAGTTTGGTCCAGCAACTATGCTACCTCCAAAAGACAGAGCTGGTCAGTTTATGAATACTGTAAGTTTTGGCATGAGCGTCGTTTCTCCTTTCATAGGAAGTGACGTTAGAATCAAAGATAACATCCAAAAAATAGGTAAATCTATTGATGGTTACAATATCTACAAATTTAGATACAACAACTCTACTCAAGAATATATAGGAGTTATGGCTCAAGAAGTACAACGTAAGAAACCAGAAGCTGTAGCTAAACTAAACAACGACACCTACATGGTTGACTACAGCCAAATAGATGTCGAGTTTAGGGAGGTTGCCTAATGGCTAATATGGAATCGTTTAACTTTGATACATCAGCAACTAACTATGCAGAAGTAAGTTATGATGGATCTAAAGTTGCTAACCAAGCACTCGCTGAAACAGACAAAATTTATGCAGCTCACTACGAGCGTATGAAGAAAGATGCAATAGCAGATGCTGATACCAGATCACGTAACTACACAAAGTTTGGTAAATTACTTGGACAAGCTGGTGAGTTTAAGAAAAAGTTAGACGCATGGAATGATAGCAAATCATTAGAAAGTGATCTAAAAGAAGGTACAGCATCAGAAGGTGGTGAAGAAGTACAAACAGGTAAACCTAAAGTTGATATAGAAAAAGAACAGGAAGATGCGTTAAAAAAAGACGAAAACGCAGTTAAAGTAGAAGGTGAAAAAATAGCGGCTGAAGAAGTTGCAGCTAATAATGCAGCTCCAGATAACAAAGATCAAGCTGTTACTACATATGATACGCTTAAAGTTAAAAATATAGAAACTTATAACGAGAACTCTGCTTCATCTAGTAAAAAACTTCTTAATACATCTAGCACATTTATAGCTAAGAATCTTAACGCACCTGTAGGTAACGCTATGGTTCCCGGTGCAAATGGTAGGTCGTACAACCAACTGTTAGAAGATGGAGACGACAGCCTAGCAGAACAAGCTTTATTTTTTTGGGGTCGTAGTGCATTAGTACAAAGTGGTGCGTTAACTACTTTAAAAGGCAGGCACAAAAGTAAACTATTAAAAGATCTACGTAAAAATATAGATGGTATAACAACCAAATCTATGAACCGTAGAATCGAGGAAGAGCTTAAGTTAGGTGAAGTCAAAGAGATACTTAACTTATCTAGTATGCTAGTTAATAACCCAGAAGGTATATCTGATTATGTATTTGGTAACGCTAATGACCCCAACTCTGGTTTGCTAACTAAACTGTCAGCTGGAGCCCCCGGTGGACCTGATGCTGCATTTGGTATGGCTAAACTTGGAGATAGACTTGAAAAAGCTTTTGAGCAGGGATATGTCGGAACTGAGGAGCTACAGCTGCTTAGAGAAACAATGTTTGCACAGAAAGGTACAAATGGCAAACAAACTACAATTAAAGGTTTAAATACTGAAGCTGGTAATTTACTTGATAGAAAGTTAGGTGCTCTTATCCAAAAGTCTCAGAAAAAAGAACTAGATAAGATTACTAACGAAAGAAAAATTAATGCTGAAAGTGGCATAACTACTCTTATCGAAGGCTATAGAGCTCAACTAGAAGATGGTAGACCTGTATCACTCGAACAAAAAGAAAAAGACATAGCTAAACTTGCTAAAGATTTAAACCTATCTCCCTCAGATCCTTTACTTAAAAGACTAAATGACTATTATGTTCCCGGTGATTATGATGATGAAGAGGAAGCTAGATGGCTATTAGCAGACATTAGAAAAGATGGTAAGATAGACGGCGGAGATCTAGCAGGCAGATTAGCTGCTATAGAAAACGGTGACATCCGTGCAGCTACTAAGAAAAAAGCTGAAGATTTACTGGCTGGATTGGAACCATCTAAAGATCATGAAACAGATGCAGCTAGAATTTTTAATGCTATGGTTAATAAAAAAACTGTACAAGAAGGTAACACAACTTCAGTAACAGTATTAGATCCTGATAAAGCTAGTGAGGTTGCTTTAGGGATTATAGCAAACATGGAACAAGATTACCAAGAATTGTATGCAGAAGCATTTGCTATATCAAACAATGCTGATAAAGCTCATAAGCAAGCAATAGCAAAAATTAAAGATTTTCACCGTAATACAGATAAGCATATTGACTCGATGGTAAACGGTAAGGTTACAAAAGTAAGTAAGTATGCGGATCCTAACATGGGTGAGGAAGAGTTTGATTTTGAATCCTCTATGGTTTCTGATAAAACTAGAGAGATGCTAAATAAAGACATGGAAGGGACACTTAACAGTTCTGGATTTTTAATGGGTGAAGCAAAAGCTTTACCTATAGCTATTAGAGCACTAAAAAACAACACTGGTGTTATACCTGAGTACTATCTTAACTTATCTAAAAAAACTGGTATACATCCATTAAAATTAATGAAGATGAGAATGGAAGCTATGAACATAGATCCAAAAGAAGCTGATCCAAACAAGGTATACTTTGTTGATTTTCCTGACGATGACTTAAGTGAAAATGATAAAAGAAGATTAAACATGTTTCCTACTCCATCAAATGTAGTACAAATAATGAATCACGAGCAGTATTCTGATGATGTAAAAAATAACATGTTCTACAATCAAATGGCTCGTCAAGGTGCAGACTATGATTCATTTATAGATACAACTGGTAGAAGTTACAAATCTGCAATGAATATTACTGAAAAAAGTATGAGTGATGTTGTCAGCCTGTTTAGCGGTAAAGATTTTAGGGGAGGTATACGGTTTGGACCAAAAGTAAAAGTAGGCAGATATGACTGGAATAAAAATACCTTTGAAGCAGCACTTGAAAGAAGTGGTATAGATCCATCAGAACCTTTTACCCAAGAAAATCAAGATGCTTTACTAAGAGCACATCAAACTAATATATTATATTCAGATAACATGCTTTCAAGTTTAGGAGCTTTTGGAGGTGATACTGAGTTAACAAGTTATGAACCTGTGCAAATAGACTTTGACAGTGCGGCAGCTTTTTCTGAAGAGTTTGGTACTGATCCATTCATGCAACCAAATTCGCTTTCAACTGGTTTATTTAATATATACTATTTAACAGAACAATAAAATGTCGGAAATTTATGACGAAGAAAACCGAGAGAAAGACGCCTTTGATCAGGCGTCCGATGCGGTACTAGGTACGGCGGAATCAGAAGAAAATCTTGCAGAACAAAACCAAGCTGAAGCAGCACAAGTAGATCAAGAACAAGCAGAAATTAATGACCCACGTGAATCAGAAAACTGGGGAGTTAAAGGAGTTGTTAGAGAGCTACAATCTGCACTAACTGGTGGCGTTCAAGACTCTTTATCCTCCGTAGCTACTTTTGCTGAGAGAACAACAGATGCTTTCTCTGGCGAAATGAAAAGGGAACGACAAGAAAATGGTTATTACAAACCAGAGTGGGACCCTTTTAAATCTTATAGTAACCCTATTATAACTAAAACATGGTGGGGTAAACTAGCACGAGGCACAGTACACTTTGGTACAATGGCAGCTGGTACAGTACTAGCAGCTAAAGGTGCAGCCGCAGCCGGTATAGGCTTAGGTGTAGGTGCTGGTGCAAAAGCATTACTAGGAGCTAATAGTCTTGTACGTGCAGCTGGTATAGGTGCTATATCTGATCTAGTGTCTCAAGAGTCTGATGCAGAAAACGCATTAGGGTCAATGAGAGATCACTATGGTTGGATGGATACACCTCTATCAACAAAAGAAACAGATCACCCTATGATGATGAAACTAAAAAACATCGTTGAGGGTATGGGAATAGGACTTATCTTTGATGGAGCTGCTATGGCTCTAGGTAAAGGTGGTAAAAAAGTAAAAGATTTTACTAGGCAAAGAGCTAAAAGTGTTGATGCTGATACTCTAGCAAAAGGACTACAGGAATTACGAGACGGCGAAAGCGGGTTTCGTGCAGCAAAAAATAAACCACAAGCTGGCTCACATCAGGGTGCTACGCTATCTCAAGATGATCCATACATTGTTTGGGAAAGAAGTAAAAGAGTTAACAATGAATGGGGAGCCGAAGACGGTGCAGCCGGAAATGTTATCACACCTGTTCAGAGAGAACGTGGTGCTAATTACTCAGGTATGTCAGAAGATGTAGTTGATGAAGTATTACGTAAACTATATAGCAATAATAAATATAGAGCTATTATAGATGAAACTAAAGAACAAGGTACAACTTTAGCTGAAAAATTTGGAGACGCTATTGCAGCACACCAACGTATTACCAAAGGCAGAAACGCCGCAGACATGTCACCAGACGAGTATCTAGAAGAACTACTACAAGCTGCTGATGTCTACGAGTTTACCGATATTGATGGTAATGTTACTAATAAAGTTTCTACAATTACAAGTAAATATGTTGTTGTAGCTGACATGGTTGTTGGTACATTATTACAGCAAGTACGTGATTTAGGTATAGCTGGTCGTGAATTAAAAGATTTTGTAAACTTAACAGACGTAGACGGTCCACTAGACAATATACGTAACTCAATGTTTATGGCATTGACTGAAGCAAAACGTGCAAGAATTATTAAATCTGATGACTTTAGAGCATTAGGAGCTGGTAAACGTCAATTCTTAGAAAAAACATTATCTCAAGAAATGGCAGATACTCGTGAATCTATTCAAGCTATACTAGGTTTAGCTGGTAATGATCCGAATAATGGCGATTTATTGATGGCTTTGTTTGAAGCATTTTCATCTATGAAGACTGTAAACAATTTAGATGACTTTGACCAGTGGGCACGTAAGATGATTAAAGGTGGAGAGATAGAAGGTAAGCAGCAGACTGGAGCACTTGTAAGAGAACTACAAGGTGTAATGACACATAGTATTTTATCTGGTCCTAAAACACCAGCTAGAGCTATAATTGGTACAGCTACACATACGTTCTTACGTCCGATAGCTACAACTATTGGTGCTACTTTATCTTTACCATTTACTAAAGACGTGCGTGCAGTACGTGCAGGGTTAGCATCTATGAACGCTATGATGGAAGCTATACCAGAATCGTTTGCTCTATTCAGATCCAGACTTGACGGCTATTGGTCAGGAGATATCTCTACCGTTAGAACTCGTTTTGCTGAATATACAAAAGGAGATGCAAACTGGGAAGTGTTACGTAGATGGGCAGAAGATAGTGGTCGTGCTACAGCTGGAGACAAAGCTGCATTTCGTATGGCAAATCTAGCACGTTCTATGAATGACAAAAGTTTTTTAACTTACTCTACTAAACTTATGGCGGCAACCGATGATGCGTTTGCTTTTATATTAGGTAGAGCTAAGATGAGAGAAAAAGCTTTATTGTCTGCATTTGATGTAGCAGATGCTGGTAAGCTTACTAGCTACACAGAAATTACACCAGAGTTAGTCAGAAATTATGAAGACTATTTTTATAGAGACATCTTCGATGCTGATGGTAATATAGTAGACGAGGCAACAAAGTTTGCACGTAAAGAAGTTACACTTACACAAGATCTTAGCGGATTTTCTGCTAACCTTAACGCTGTATTTCAACAAAACCCTTGGGCTAAACCTTTCTTTTTGTTTGCCAGAACAGGAGTAAACGGTTTAAAACTTACAGCAAAATATACACCCGGATTTAACTTTCTTGTTAAAGAGTTTAATGATATAGCATTTGCTAAACCTACACCAGAAGCTTTTGCAGAGCTTGGACCTAAGTTTGGAATTACTAATGCTAGAGAATTATCTAATGCTCAAGCCTTGCAACGAGGTAGATTAGCTATGGGATCAGCTCTAACTTTTATGGCAATACAGAAATGGATGTCAGGAGAAATGACAGGTAATGGACCTATAGACAGACAAAAACGTAATGTATGGAATGATGCTGGATATAAGCCTAGAACTATAACATTAGGTGACGTACAGGTAGGTTATGATTCTTTTGAACCATTTAACCAAATTATGTCTATGGTAGCTGACATCGGTGATGCTAGTTTACTTATGGGTGAAGAATGGACTAAAGATAACTTAGGAAAAGTAGCATTATTACTTGCTCAAGGTGTAACAAGTAAGTCTTATCTAGCTGGATTACAGTCATTTGTAGATTTATTTGGTGCAAAACCCGGACAAGGTGCAAGAATAGGTGGTAACTTACTTAATAATGTAGTACCTTTAGGGGGTCTACGTAACGATTTAGGTAAATTATTCACACCATATACACGAGAACTTAACTCAGGTATTGTAGATTCTATCCGAAACAGAAACCTAGCTACTGAAAACATAGCTTTTGATGGCGGTTTACCAATTAAGTATGACATACTAAGTGGCAGACCTGTTAAACCTTACGACTTTATGACTCGAGCATTTAATATGTTTAGTCCTATATCATTTGATTTAACATCAAGTGAAGGTAGAACTATGTTATTTAATAGTGGTTATGATATGAGATTATCAGTTATGTACTCTCCCGAAGGTGATAATCTAACAGATGAACCAAGACTTAGATCTGCATTTCAGCAGGCTATTGGTAATCAAAACATAGAAGTTAAACTAAATAGATTATCTAAAGATCCTAAAGTTCAAGAGTCTATACAACAAATGATGAAAGACATAGCATCAGGTCAACGTAGTGAGTTTGAAGTTATGGACTATTATCATAATAAAGCTATAGATGCTATTTTCCAAAAAGCTAGAAGAATAGGCTGGAATACTGTTAAATCAGATCCAAATATACAAGCTCTTAAACTTGAGGAAAGAAAGAAAAAAGCAAAACGCTTACAAAAATCTCAGGAAACTGAGGGACCAATTCCAACCATAACAAGTATTTATAAATAATGGCAACAACATTCGTAGATTATACGGGGGATGGTAATGCGACCAAAGCGTTTTCTTTCCCTTCTATAAAAGAAGCTGATGTTAAAGTAGAGGTAGATGGTGTCGTAAAGACAACCAGCACTCACTATAATATAACCAGCTACACAACAACAGGTGGTGGTAATGTTGTCTTTACATCAGGCAACATACCAGCGAGCCCAGCTGCAATACGTATCTATCGTGATACAGACGTAGACACTGCTAAGGCAACCTACACAGCAGGCTCCTCAGTTAAGGCAGGCGATCTTAACAGCAACCACGAGCAGCTACTATTTGCTGCACAAGAAGAACAAAATCAAACAGTTATAACAAGTGGTATAAAAGATGCAGCAGTTACGACAGCTAAAATAAAAGCTGACAATATAACAAGTGCACTTATAGCTGACGATCAGATTAACTCTGAGCACTATGTAGATGGATCTATTGATACCGCACACATAGCAGATTTACAAGTTACAACAGCTAAGATTGCAGATAACTCAGTTACCACAGCTAAAGTAGTGGACGGTGCTATAACTTCTGCAAAGATAGCTGCTGGAACTGTTGTTACAGGTGACTTAGCAGATGGACTTATAACTACAGCTAAAATAACTGATAACAATATTACTACAGATAAGATTGCAGATTCTAATGTAACCACAGCTAAAATAGCAGCGGATGCAGTTAATGGTACTAAAATAGCAGATGATTCAATCAATTCTGAGCATTATGTTGATGGCAGCATTGATACTGCTCACATTGCAGACTCTCAGGTAACTACAGCTAAGATAGCTGATGCTAACATAACTACAGCAAAAATAGCAGATAATAATATTACTGTAGGTAAAATAGCTGACGGTGAGTTAAAAACTCTAGCTGGTATGCAGACAGCAACTGCATCAAACCTAGCAAGTGGTACAGCTCTTACAGCTACTACAACCGAGCTAAACCAGCTTGATGGTATAACACTAGAAACTTCTGTTACTACAAGCAGCGACACACGTATACCTACATCTAAAGCGGTAAACGACCTTGTATTGTCTGTAACAAATGCTCTTGGTGGTTTTGTAGCTATAGCAAACGAGACTAGCTTTCCTACAGCTAACCCTGACCCAAGCAACAATGCTGGTACAGTTGTATCTATATCACAACTTGCAAGCGGTCTTGCAGTTAATGGTAGTGGTGTAGCAACTATTTCTAACGGTGCTGGATCTGGTAACACTGTAACTATAACTGGATTTCCCACTTCATTACAAAGTCAGACTTTACCAGCAAACAGTGGTTTACAGGTACAGACAACATCAACCCTACATACATATACATTCCACAAACAGTTAGCTAGTGCAGCCGACATACAGGCTATTAGTGCTACAGTTAACTCATTCTCAAACAGATACAGAGTATCAGCTTCTGCACCTACATCTTCCCTAGACGGTGGTGACTTATGGTATGATACAACTAACAGTAAGCTTATGGTTTACTCTAGTCAAAACTCTGCATGGGAAGAGTCATCTGCTATAGGTAACTTCTTTATATGTACAATATCAAGTTCCTCTTCTACAGGTGGAGGCAGTGCAACAGCAAATGGAACAGCTTATAGATTTACAATTAGTAACGCACCTCAGTCAGCACAATCTCTTATTGTTAGTGTCGATGGAGTCGTTCAGAAACCTAACGCTGGATCAAGCCAGCCAAGCGAAGGATTCGTTCTTGTTGGCAATGACATTATCTTTGGGGCTGCCCCTGTTAACGGTGCTAGCATCTTTGTTACAGCAATCGGATCAACAGTCGGAATAGGAACACCAAGTGACAACACAGTTACAACTGCAATACTACAGAACGGATCAGTTACAACTGCTAAGATTTTAGATGCTAATGTTACAACAGCAAAAATTACAGATGCAAACGTAACTACAGCTAAAATAGCTGATACTGCCGTTACAGAAGCTAAATTAGGAAACTTTTCAGTTACATCTAACAAATTAGCTAGTAATTCAGTAACAGGTAGTCATATAGCAGATAATGCGATTAATACTGATGAAATTACAAACAATGCAGTTACCACAGCCAAGATTGCAGATACTGCAATTACACAAGCTAAAATAGGTAATAGTGCAATTGTTGCAGCAAAAATAGCTGATGATGCAGTAGCGGATAATAAGTTATCTGACCATGCTTCTGATGATTCATTTAGAGCAGTAGGTACAAATCATATAAAAACTAGTGCAGTTACTACAGCTAAAATCGCAGACGATGCAGTCACAGCAGCTAAACTAGCTAACACATCAGTAACAGCAGCAAGCTATGGATCATCAACATCTATACCTTCTATTACTGTCGATGCACAGGGTA